CAAACGCTTTCCGGTGTTGAGGTCGCTACGGATAGCCAGGCAGTGCGGGATCTCGGCAAACCGGTGATGAAGAACGGTGTGCTCATGGACCCGTGAGCGCCGCGATAATGGCGTTGACCGCAGTCACAATCTGCGTCGTGGTTGGGCTGACCGGAAGCGGGGTGATGGTAGAGCAAGACTTCTGCAAGTTGCTGACCGCGTTGGCGAGCGTGACATTGTATTGATAATACGCCGGAACGGGCTGACCGTTGGGCTGGACCCACGGACTCGGAGCAACCGGGGAAACCTTGACGACCATCACCCGATCTCCGCAGATAGAAGTGCTACCTTGTAGGGATCGGTCGAGGATAGTTCAAACACCCGATCTTGCGCCAAGCCGCGCCGTTCTACCCCAAGCCGGTTAAACTTGATCCGCTGCGCGGTCTGTCCAATCAATCCGACAGGCTGGAAGAACTCAGAAGTGAAGCTGGACGTGTCAAACGATTGACGAAGCATCATCTGCGGGTTCGCAACCGTGGAATAGCCTCCGGTCTCCGCCTGAATTTCCAACCAGCTAATACGAAACGCCGTGGTGGTCGTTTGAGGCAATGCCCGCCAGCTACGGAGCCATTTACGGTTAGCGCCGTTGTCCGTGTAGGTGTTGAGATTGTAGGCGTAGATTTTCCCGGCATTATAATCCCCGACAACAACGCGACCCGCAAAGAATTGACAGGTTGCTGTCTGATGCCGGGAGAAATTGCCGTTACTGAACGCCAGGCGCTTGTGCCACGCGGGATAACCCAACTGACGGGTTGCGGTGAGATCAAGCACCCAGGTTTCATTGCCCGACGGGAATGTCAGCTGATAAAAATAATGGCCTTCTTGTTGGTAGGCGTAAGCGATGGCATCCGTCAGCGTCGGGTATTGAGCCGTGGCGTACTCCATGCCATGCGTTGATACCCGTTCCGGCTGATATCCGTTGGCGAGGTAGACCACGCCCTGGCCCTGGTCGTTCTGCGAGAGCCACAACAGGTTGTCACCCACATTGCAGATTGATCCAGCCGCAATACAACCGATCTCAAGCGACACACCGTCCAGACGCTGGAACGCAAACGGAGATAACCCGGCATTGACCCACACAAACGTCCCGCGTTCCTTGAACACGTAAATCTGCCGGTGCAGCTCACCGATGCCGACAATGTTGGAAAGCTTGCCGTTCTCTACGCCGAAGTTCAACGCAGGCCAGCTGGTCAGGTCGTTGATTGACGATTGCCAGATGTTCGACGTGCCGTTCTGGCTCACAACGCCAAAGCCGTCCTGATAGACCGCCGTGCCGGGGTTGGTGAAAGGCAACGTGATCAAATTCAACGCGCCATTGACGATGCTGTAACCGTTGATGCCATCGAACAGCGCCACTTGCGTCGAGTTGGCAATCATTGAGACTTGGCCCGAACCCGTTGCAATGTTGCCTATGGACGAGACGTTGAAGTTGGACGTGACGATATAAACGCCCGTTCCCGACACCACGTAGAGATTGCCGTTGAACGTCAGCATCCCGCGAATCGGACCCGCGCCGACGTTTGCCAGAAGATCCAGTCCAGGCGTACCGTAGAACGCACCAACCTGTGCGCCCTGCTTGGTTTCTACAATCTCGGGATAAAGGTTGATGCACTGTTCATACGACAGTTCCCGAGCGCGGGACGTGTACGCAGTGCCAAGGAATGGCGTCTTCATTCACTTGCCATCCAGTGCTGAAGATATCGCGCCTGCAAGCCCGTCAGAGCTGCCAGCATGGTGTGTTGACCGGCATTGTCGCCGTTGCACCATCCAATGGTTATGTCCCTGTTGGGCGCGGCACAGGCGTAGGCAATGGCCACAATCTCGCCACGCTTGGCTTCGGCCAACATGCGCTCAAGATCCTCAACAATGTCCGTGTCCGGCGAACCAGGAGCGAACTTGCCAAACGGCGTGACCACTTCACCCATTTACGTTCCTCCGGCTCGGTCTCTATAGATGTTGTAGGTTGGCGAGGCGCGGCTGACGATCTCGGGATCAAACACCGCCTTGATCGGCGTCATGTTAGTCCGCTTGATGTTGCCGAGCGCCTTTGCAGCAGAGCGCATCAGCAACGGATTGACTTCCGCGTCCGTGAAATAAGGTTGCAGCTCAAGGGCAAGGTTTGTGGTGATCGCCAGCTTGTAGCCAAGCGGCAGCGACATATTGGTCGAAAGGCTTGGGAACTCTTGAAGCTGAAGGTAGCTGTCAAAATAGAGCGTGTAGCCAATCTGCGGGACCGGAAAGATATTGATGATGCCCAGAGGATATTGCGGGTCGTAGAACAGCGTGTCGGGAATGTTGGAGCTGTTGGTTTTCAGGCCAATCAGGTTCCATTGATCCTGTGTGATGACCGCCATGTCGTAATCGTTCAGATTCGTGTCCCGAATCCGCGCACGACCAGGGCCTTCGGGAATGCGAAGCGGGCGCACGGAAACACCCGTGCCACCCGGTCCACACGTATAAACCGCAGTGCCTGGAACCAGAGTGAATGACTGTTCCAGGTTGGCATACGTCACAAGGTTCTCATTCGACCATGAATCCATCATGTCGTTGAGAACAGACAAACCCAGTTGGGCGTCGGAGCTGTTCAGCGTTTCCGTCGCGGCATACACCCCGATCTTTTGGAGTGCGTCCAGAATCAGCTGACCAGCGTTGACGCTCATGACGGTTCTTTCTGCCTACCGCGCCTGACCGGAGTCAGCTCGCGTTCTTCTTCCTCGCTCTGGACGAGCTTGTCGCCAACCCACTTCGGGTATTGCTGCGGGATGTAATCCGGCGCGGGAGGAATCGCCGCAGCTTGGGCGAAGGCTTCCGGTGAGGAGGTTCCCAGCGTGTAATACCCTTGGGCGCGGTGTTGCTCTTCCTGGTCGGCATTATACACCAGAACAGGCGGATATTTATCGGGCGTGCCTTGCCAGTTTGCCTTTTTGTCCGAAAGATACTCCTCGACCTTTTCGGTCTTGCCCCGCTGGCTGTGCGGGTGATGCATGTGCTTCGGATATTCGTTGTGATCCATTGATCTTTCTCGCCCGGTCTCTGAAGGTGGAAACACCCTGGGTCAGTGTGCCGGTCCACGTCTTGGACCCCCGGTGCTTGAAGGCAATGTCAGGATCAACCCACATTTCATAGCCAGCTGCGGTCAGAGCGTTGGAGAAAGCGTAGTCTTCGCCCCACCACCACTCGTCCGCGCCAGGCCCTGAGTTGAACACAGCGTGATATTTCACTCGTTCGCCGCTGATCTCCACATCTCGGAAGACCGGCGCTTTGTAATAGATATCTTCCAGTACGTGGCGTTTGATGCGGAGGAAGCCCGTCGGGACATGGGTCGCCATGATCAGGCCATCACGTTCCACCAGCTTGCGGGTGTCTGCGTGAGCCGCCAGCGATACCGGCCAGTCAGGCGTGTCCTGTTTCTTGGGATAAACGCCACAGACCACATCTTCCCGCCTGTTCAAAAACTCAATGACCTTGTGCGCTGGCCATCCGAGATCATCATCCAGAAAGAAAAGATCGGTGGCCGCAGGCGTATCAAGAAACTCCGCGACCATCTTGCTGCGGGCCTTGGCAATGAACGGATCGCCGCACCGTTGCGCCCAGCCTCTGGTGAATCCGGCCTTCTCGCAGGCCGCGTCGGTGGCCAGGGCTGAACGTAAAAAATCCACCGTGACTTTGTGATCTAACGAGGGAGTCGCAAAAATCACGTAGGTCACGGTGGATATCCAGTCGGGGAGGGACGCTCTCCGAGATACTATTACGGACCAGCGATCAGGCCAAGCGAAACAAACGAGGCGTGGTCGGCAGTGGGTCCGCCGTTCATCGAAGTGTAAGCGGTGGAGGAACCCGCCGCCGGAACCGCACCAGGGAACACGCCGATGGTGTAGCTTTCCGAGGGAGGCACAATCGCCGCCGAGGTGTTGTTGACGTAGGTGATCGCCACAGTGTTAGCCGCCGAGACGCGATAGCCACCAATGCCGAGACCCGTGGTGAACGTGGGCTTGTTGACGTAGATCTGCATGTTGGCGTTGATGCCGTTGACGGTGAACGTCTGTTCCACCGTGGTGTTCGCAGCCACCGAGGTCGGGGTCAGCGTGGCGGTTACGGTCTTGAGAACCGGCGCAACCTGAATTTCCGGCGAAGCATACACGAGGTAGCTTTCTGCGGCGGTCGGGGTGATCGTCGCAGCAGTGAGGTTCTGGTAGGTGATGCCCAGGGTGTTGGCAGCCACGGCGCGAGCACCGAGGATGGCCAGACCAGCCTGAGAGGCCGCCTTGTTGACGATGACCGGGGAGCCAGCGGCAAGGCCCGTAACCGTGAACTGCTGTTCGATGGCGGTGTTGGGACCAACCGCCGAAGGGGTCAGCGTGGCCGTCAGCAGCATGGTCGCCGGGATGGCAGTGACCAGGTAAGTTTCGCCAGCGGTCGGGGTGATAGCCGCCGCCGTGTAGTTTCCAAAGTTCACAGCCAGGGTGTTGGTTGCGGAGACGCGAGCCGACGGAGACAGGGCAAGGCCCGCCTGCGTGGTAGGCTTGGTCACCACGACGAGCTGGCCGGTGGCGAGACCGGTAACCGTCAGGGTCTGTTCAGCAGCCGTGTTGGCGGCAACGGAGACCGGGGTCAGCGTCACAGCGTAGGTGGTCACAACGCCGACGTAGCCCTTCAGGGAACCCTGAGAGGCAGGCTGCACGATGCCGGGGTTGGCACCGTAAAAGCCGATGAGATCGGTCGAGGAAGCGCCGAGGACAGTGCCTTGGCTGTTCTGATCCGAAAGCTGCTTCGGACCTTTCGTGGCAGTGGAGGCAGCGGAGACAACAGGCATGGTTCTGGTTCCTTAAGCGGGCTTGACGAGCATCATCTGCGGGTTGGACCAGCGTGTTTCCATGCCGGTCTTGATCGATTGAGCAATGGCATCCTTGAACGGGCCAAGCACTTCCTTGGTAGCCATCGGGCCGACCGGGAGGCGTTTTCCATCCTCAGTCCGCTCGACAACCACCTGGTAGAGATCCACCTTGAAGGGCGACTTCCACCCTTTCGGCATCTTTTTCCGTTCAAACATTCTTGCCTCAATCAGCCGGTCAGGCGAACGCCCAGTTCAGGGTAGAAGGTAGTGGTGCCGTACAGGATGTCGATACGAGCCGGGAACACATCGTTGTTGATGTCGTAGGCTCGGATGATCCGCATGGAGATACCCTTGTAGGTCTCCCGCGCCTTGAAGTCGACGCCTTCCGGCAGTTCCAGCGGGACGGTGACGAGACCGAAGCAGTCCTTCACAAACCCCACGTTCTGCGGATAGGTGACGTTGGCGGAGCCAGAGATCACGGTGATGCCGGACAGGTTGGCCGGAGCAACCGAGACCGTTTGGTATGCACCAGTGGTCGTGATCGCGGGATAGATCGGGATCGATGCGTTGCCGCTCGCGTCCGAAGCAACCGGGCCGGTGACCAGGAAGTTCTGAAGGGCACCAGTGGACTTGCGGCTCTTCGGGTTGATCGCGTAGACGCCCGCGATGGTGATCACTTCACCGCCGAGGAACAGGGTCGAACGCGAAGCCGTCCAGCCGTTGGTGACCAGCGTCGAACCGGTCTGGCTGGCACCGTTGACCACACCCGTACCGGCATAGTTGCCGTTGGTGAGATTGGCGACGTTCTGGTCTTCGTAGATTTCAAAGTTCGCAATGTTGGCGAGGTAACCTTTCAGGGCGGGTTCGGCCACCGACTTCACGTAAACGCCGATCAGGGCATTGGCGAGCGCCCAGTAAGCGGCGGGGTTCAGAACCAGAACGCGGCCATCTTGCGGCACAGCGCCTTCGTCCATCCGTTGACCCACAGCAGCCAGGGCGGCAAAGCTGTTCGGGGCCGTACCAGCACCTTGAGGACCAACCCAGTTTTGCAGGGCGGTGGTGTTCTGGAGAACGTCGTAGTCCAGCTGGTTGGCAAGCTCGGCAGCTGCGGGCTTGATGTACCGCTCGGAGAACTCTTCAACCGTCAGCGTCAGATCCTGAGACGAAAACTGGAAGTCCACGTGCTTCTGGTTGGAGATGGTGATGCTGGTCGAGGGTTCGGAGATGTCCTGAATGGACAGGCCGGGACCGGAAGACACGAGGAAGCGGTTAGGCTTGCGGATCGTGACCGAGGAACCGATCTTCACGAATTGATTCTCGAACTGGCGGTTCACCTTGCCAGCAGCGACCAGATTGTTTTCAAGGATAACCAGCGTCTCCTTGGTGATGACGCTAGGATTAAGAAGAGCGTTGTTAGACATCCGAGGCTTCCTTATGACGCCCCGGATGTCCGAGGCTTAACGGCGACGAGAGGCAGCTATTTCGGAGGCTCGCCTTGCAGCGTATTCCTCCATGGTTTCCTGGTCGGGAGATTTAGGACCGGCGTTGGAACGCGAACCGACAGGCTTGATTGGATCAGGCTTGCGGCTCGGCGTCGGTGCTTCGCTTTGAGCACTCAACCGGGCTTCAATCTTCCCAATTTCTCGAACAGCCTGGATCGGGTCCAGTTTGGCAATCCGCGCCGCAGTATCTGGGTTCTGACCAAGATAATACGCGACGGCAGGACCGTCTTCAGACTCAAGCATGGCTTGCGCCATCGGCAAGCTGATCTGTAGATCGTCGCGTTCGGCAACCGCCTCGAAGTCGGGATGGTCAGCCATGAACGTTGCGCGGCGATCAGACCACTGAGCCTGTGTGCGCTCCATTTGAGCCTTCTGGCTTTCGTTAGAAACCCGCTGCCGCTCCTCTGCCCTCGCAAGCTGTTCAGCTCGTCGGGAGGACCAAGTGATCAGAGCCTCGTCATACGAATCAGGGTCATCGAACTGATGCCGCGCAGGGCGGGGATCATCAGTCTCGACCTTCTTCGCTTCGCCCTTGGTGCTGATAGCCTCAAGAGCGCGAGACAGATCCTGTTGGAGTTGCGTGGCTTTCTCTTCCGCCGCCCGACGTTTGTTGCGTTCGATAGTAATCTCGCGCTTCAACCAAGCCGGTGTGCCATCGGATTTGTCATCCTTTGGACTTTCGCCTGCTGATGTCTCAACAGTATCTGCCTTATCCTCTTTTTCCGGCTTGGCGTCAACTTGACCAGTCGGGTTAGCCTTGAACTGGGGGAAGTCCGAGGTCGCTGACGTCGGAGGCCCCGCCTTGGGAGTTGTTTCCATCGTCGTTG